GGTTGGGATGGATCGGAAATACCAAGAGGTATCTCATGAAACTCGTGTTTCTTTCTGGAGAGCTTTTGGCATTACGCCAGACAAGCAAATGGCTTTTGAAGATGAGTATCGGAATGCAGTGATAGATTTTGATGCTCACACAGATAATCAGGAGAGGTGGGCTATGTCGCTATAGCCTGCCTTTCTTACGTAGCAACACATATATTCGAAATGATGGCCATGTCTGAAGTAGAAGTGTTCACAGTTTCACAACTGTGCGTATGTAGTGGCATGTGTGTTCGTGGGCTGGGATCCGTAGCAGGTCTATCGATCGTGTCGGGCGAGGATCAAAACAATGGTCAGCATGTGCAGTTAATGGACGAGGTGGCGGCTAACGCTATGGGGTTGTGTGGTGTAATGACCCAAAACTATTACTTTAGTGCTAAACAGAATGCCAAGAGACTGCACGGAGTCCCTTATTTAGTTACCACACGATGTACAGTCCTCATGTCATGAGTATCCCATAAATGACTAATAAAAATCGTAATAAGCGTCGGGTTGTCGCTGTTAAACAACCCAAACAAAATGGTAACAAACCTAAGAAACCTGTTACTCCTTTTTCGGATGTTGGTGCTATTGTTGGATCAAAATTAGGCTCGCTGTTAGCTATGCCCTATTTAAAGGGCGTTGGTAAATGGCTTGGGTCTGGTATTGGTCAAGTGTTTGGATCTGGTGATTACCAGGTCGTTGGTGCTGAACCCACCTATAATGTACTTATGAACTCTCAAATTCCTAAGTTCTCTACCACCCGCCAAACCAATGTTATTTGTCACCGTGAGTATCTCGGTGACATTCTTGGTACTGCCGGGTTTAACAATACTGCCTACCCGTTAAATCCTGGAATAGCTAAGACGTTTCCTTGGTTATCTGTTATTGCTCAAAATTACCAGCAATATAAGTTTCATGGTGTTATTTTTGAATTTCGCCCTTTAATTACGGATTTTGTTACTAACGGTGCACCTGGTGTTGTCATTATGGCTACAAACTATAATGCTGATGCCACTATTTACAATACCAAGCAAGAGATGGAAAATAGTGAATATGCTGTGTCGGTCAAACCAACCCGTGAATTACTTCATGGGATTGAGTGTGACTCTAATCAGACTACTATTTCTGAGTTGTATGTTCGTACAGGTGCCACACCTGCTGGTCAGGATTTGAGATTGTATGACCTCGGCACATTTCAATTTGCAACACAAGTTAACCCAATTCAAAATTTGGGTGAGTTGTGGGTGTCTTATTGTGTTGAGTTCTTCAAACCAATTTTGCCATCTGATGTTGGTGGCAATGTGTTGTCTGCTTTTACAACTCGTGGTGCTATCTCTTCTGCTAATCCTTTTGGAACTAGTGTAATTGTTCCTTTAGTTGGGGATTTGGATCTTGTTTTCCAGACACCCGCTATCATAGCTTTTACAGCCAATCCTGGAAATTGTTACTTTGTGACTTTCACCTGGAATGGTACTGCTTCCGCTTGGACTCCACCTTCGTTAACGTTTTCTGGACTTAAATTAGTTAACAACAGTTTTGCCGGTGCTGGTAATCCAACAAATGGACCACCAGCAGGTGTGATTACTGGCATTGTTGTATACGAATTTATTGTTTCCTGTGTTAACTTAGTGCCTGGTACTGTTACTGCTACACTTGGAGGTGCTGGTGCTTATCCATCAGCTAGTTCAATGTCTGTTACTATAACAGCATTTTCCTCTGAGGCCGTTATTTAATTTGGTTAAGACCTACATGTCTGTAAACTGTTCGACCTGTCAGAAGTCGTCAAACTGGGCCGGAATTATCCATGTATCCGTAATGACATGGATGGTTGGGCTCTTCGCGCTAAACATGCGTTTTGGATAGGTAAGTTATTACTCGTTTGAAACTGTTAGTCGTATTCTGTATGTTGAATGCAAGGGTTTCCATCCAAGATTCTTATACCACCTCGGCACCGTGGTGTTCTATCTATAAAAGAACGTGGCAGCCCGTGGAACCGCAAATTTGGGCGTGGTTTCTCGTTAAATGATATAGATAG